TAGCATGACTAAAAGAAAAACAATAAAAAATAAAAAAGAAACTAACGATTGGTTTAATACTCATGTTAAAGTAATGGGAGTAGACTTAATTGAATCAAAGAAAATAAAAGCTTTATTAAAAGAAAGATTAACAAAAGATTTATCTAAATCACAATACAACTTACAGTAGAAAGGCAACACCCTGAACCTCTCTAAACTATTGATATTATTATATAATATTTATTTTTTAGAGAGGTTGTTAAGACAAAAGTTATAATGTATAATAGAGATACTGTCTTTAAATTAAAAGACAAATCTTTTATCCAACATAACTTAATAGACAGGACAAACCAATATGAGCAATAAATTCTTTTTAAAAAAAACATGGGTCAATGTAGATGTATGCGTTGAAGACTATTATAATTCAGGTACTACATTAGCACAAGTTAAAGAGAAAATAAATTGGAGTCCATATTCAAATATAATTAGTAAAGAAGTGAAACATAGTAGACATACAGTAGAAGAAATTGATGAAGAAACATTTAAAAATAAAATCAAAAAATCCGATAGCGAAAAGTCTACAAACAAAACAGTTTCATTTAAAGATTATAAAGCAGAATAAAAAGTCTTTATTAAACAAGGTGTTTGATAAAATGAAATATGATATTGAACAATAGTACTACACAACATCTAAGTCAAGGCGAAGGTAGAGCAATTACATCCGAGGTATTATTATATCGAAGTGTTATTGTTCGAGCAATTATGGATGCATTGGATATAGATATTCATGCATGGGGTAATAGAAGAGAACAAATAATACATGAAGCCAAGGCTTGGTTTTCAAAAACAGACTCACACTTCTGTGAGATATGCGATTACGCAAATTTAGAACCTACATTTATAATCAGAAAGTTTAAACAACTGCATGAAGCTAATGCTAAAAAACTTTTTAAACATAAAAACATTCATAAGTTTTTAACTCATTATATATGTAGCTTTCATCAACAGGAACGATATTAAAATGGCAACAGGAAAAAATACTAAGTTTGATTTAGACTTAGAGTATGGACAAATAAGAGAGAAGAGAGTAGCCGATTTACTTAAAGGAAGTAAAGTTGAAATTAAAACTGAGAGAGCATGGTGGAGAAAGACTGGTAACATTGCTATTGAATATGAGTATAGAAATAAACCTTCAGGTATAGATAAGACAGAATCTAAATGGTGGTTTCATATACTAGAACTAGATAAAAAAGAACATTGTATGTTAGTCTTTAGAGTATCAAGACTAAAAAAAATAGTAAAGAAATATAAGAAGACACACACTAAAAGTATTGGAGACTATAGAGCATCTAAATGTGTAGTGTTACCTTTGAAATTATTATTTACTGAAGAGTGTATAGCAATATAAATATGACTGATAAATCTTTATTAACAGAATATAAATCTACAATATCTGATTTAACAAAAGAGAAACAAGAATTGAATGATATTATTATTCAAAAGGATAGCAAGATTAAAAAAATTCTAATACAATTAGAACAGGCTAATTCTGATATTCAATCTATGGGTTCTAAGATAGGTGAACTTCAGGGAAAGCTGAACAAGAAACAAACTATTAAACTAAACATTGATAAAAAGATAGAGGAAATGCTTGAAAATAAAATTGAACCAAGTGTTGACACCGATGATGAAGTATGATAGTAATACAATAATAATTAACAATAACAATAAAGGAAATGCATATGGCAATAATTGAAGGCACAGCTTACTGGGCTTCTCTGACACGACCAAACGAAAAGTTTGAACCTATGTGGACAATTGATTTATCAGTAGATGAAAAGTCTGCTAATGAATTAAAAGAGCAAGGAATAAAAGTAGGTGAAACAACTGTTGATGAAACTACTATTCCTAATATAGTAAAGTTTAAAAGAAAATGCAGTAAAGCTAATGGTGATAAGAATACTCAACCACAATTAGTTGATGCTTCTAAGAACCCACTAGATAAAATAGTAGGTAATGGAAGTAAAGTTAAAGTAATGTACAAACCTTATGAATGGAACTTCAAAGGTAAAAAAGGTATGGGCTTAGACTTACAAGCTGTTCAGGTCATAGACCTAGTAGAGTATACACCTAGAGAAGATTTTGAAGTAGAACAATCTGCAAATGGTGTTGACATCAAGGATGATTTTTAGTACTATCCAACTGTTGAAATGAAATTTAATTTTCATTTTTTCTTACTCCGAGGGGGTGGCGAGAAATTGCCACTCCTTTTTTTTGGACTAAATTAATTTAACTAAGGGCGACAATGGAAGAAATAAATAAAAAAGGTTTTGTAAAATATCACCTACCCTGTCCACTATGTTCAAGTAGTGATGCAGTATCTGTTAACGCAGACAATTCAGCTTATTGTTTTTCATGTCAAGAATTTATAAAGGAATATGATATGGAATTACAACCAACAACAACACAAAGTAAAAATGAATACGAAGTAAAAGACTTCATGAAAGATTCTAACTATGCAGAAATTATAGATAGAAATATTTCTGAGGATACCTGTAAGAAGTTTGGAGTTACAGTTAAGATGGATAGCATGGGTACTATCACTAATCACTACTACCCATATCATGATACACAAGGTGCTAAGTTAGCAACGAAGACTAGATTTACTAAGTTAAAAGAATTTAGTATACAAGGTAATACAAAAGATTCTGGCTTGTTTGGTCAACATCTTTTTTCTAAAAATAAATATTGTATTGTTACAGAGGGTGAGTTAGATGCTTTATCATCTTATCAAATGATGTTAAAGGGTAACTATCATACACCAGTAGTAAGTATTAAGAATGGAATATCTTCGGCAGTAAAAGATATTAAGAATAGTTTAGAATGGTTAGAAAATAATTTTGATAATGTTATTATAAATTTTGATAATGATGAGCATGGCATTGATGGTGCTATGAAAGTTGCAGAGTTATTCTCTCCAGGAAAATGTAAGATAATGCATTTACCTGAAGGGTTTAAAGATGCGTCTGATTGTTTAACTAAAAACAAAATACAAATATATAATAAAACATTTTGGGATGCTAAAGTATTTGCACCAGATGGAATTATAAATGCCAATACATTATTAGATGATGTATTAAAACCAATTACTAAATCATTTGTTCAATATCCTTTTGAGGGTTTGAATAAAATTACATATGGTTTAAGACCTTCAGAGTTAGTTACATTTACAGCAGGGTCTGGACTAGGTAAGACACAAGTAATGAGAGAAGTAGTACATCACATTATAAAATCAACTGAAGATAATATAGGTTTGTTAATGTTAGAAGAAACACCAGTCATAACTTCAAAAGGTTTGATGAGTGTTGAAGCTAATCAAAGACTACACTTACCTGATGTTCATGTTAGTAAAGAAGAAATGAAAACTTACTTTGATGCAACAGTAGGTACTGGTAGAGTATTTATGTTTGACCATTTTGGTTCTAACTCTATTGACAATATTGTTTCAAGAGTTAGATTCTTAGCTAAAGGTTTAGATTGTAAGTATATAGTGATTGACCATATAAGTATTATTGTATCCGACCAACAACATGGTGATGAGAGAAGAGCATTAGATGAGATTATGACTAGACTTAGAACACTTGTTCAAGAGACAGGAGTATCTATGATAGTTGTATCACACCTTAGAAGACCTGAAGGTAAAGGTCATGAAGAGGGAGCATCAACTTCACTATCACAATTAAGAGGTTCGGCTAGTATAGGTCAGCTAAGTGACATGGTTATTGGGCTTGAGAGAGACGCACAGAACGATGACCCTGATGTTCGGAACACCACTAGGATAAGAGTATTAAAGAATAGATTCTCTGGTATTACTGGTCCTTGTTGTGATTTAAAATATGATATAGATACTGGAAGATTAACTGAGGTAAAATCTGATGACTTTTAATAAAGTTGTATTTGATATAGAAACAACCATGACTGCTGATAAGATATGGTGTATTGTTTGTAAACATGGCGATACTTATTATCAGTTTAAAGAAGATAGATTACATAGGTTTGCTGAACTAATAAAACAAACTGATGAAGTTATAGGTCATAATATAATTGGATTTGATATACCAGTAGTTAATAAAATTTTTGGATATGATGTATTTGAAAATTGTAAAGTAACTGATACTTTAGTTCTATCTAGATTATTAAATCCTATGATAGATGGTGGACACTCATTAAAAAATTGGGGTACTAAGTTAGGTCAAAACAAAATACACTTTGAACAGTTTGATTATTTCTCTGAAGATATGTTAACCTATTGTAGAAATGATGTTGAACTAACTGAAAGACTTTATAAATTTTTAATGAAGAAGACAACAAACTTTGGTCAATCAATTGAACTTGAACATAGAGTTGCACAAATAATTCAGAAACAACATGAAAGAGGATTTAAAATTAATGTTGTTGAAGCATATGAATTACAATCTAAGTTTCAAGAAGATATGAATGACTTAACTACTAAGGTAAGACAAACTTTTCCTCCAATGAAAGTAGAAGAAGAGTTTATACCTAAGTCTAATAACAAAGCAAGAGGTTATGTGAAGGGTGTTCCCTTTACTAAAGTTAAATACAAAGAATTTAATTTAGGTTCAAGGCAACAGATTGCTGAACGATTAATGTTACTTGGGTGGAAACCTAAGAAGAAAACAGATAAGGGTCATGTGATTGTTGATGAGAAAGTATTATCTCAAATACATAATATACCTGAAGCTAAATTAATAAATAGATTCTTAATGCTACAGAAAAGAATTGCTCAAGTTAATTCTTGGATTGAAGGCATTAAGGAAGATGGTAGAGTACATGGCAAAGTTATTACCAATGGTACAATAACTGGAAGAATGAGCCATCAGTCGCCCAACATGGCTCAAATTCCTGCTGTGTACTCTCCTTATGGTAAAGAATGTAGGGCATTATGGACAGTAAACAAAGGTTATAAACTCGTAGGTGTTGATGCTTCTGGACTTGAGTTAAGAATGTTAGCACACTATATGAATGATGAAAGGTACACACATGAAGTCGTTAATGGAGATATACACACAGCAAATCAAACTGCTGCTGGTCTGGAATCAAGAGATAAGGCGAAGACTTTTATCTACGCATTTATCTATGGAGCAGGTTCAAAAAAAATCGGAAGTATCATTGGAGGTTCGGAAAGAGATGGCGAAAGAGCTAAAGAAAAATTTCTTAGAGCAACACCAAGTCTTAGAAGCTTACGAGAAAAAGTGGAACGAGTGGCTCAACGAAGATGGGTCAGAGGACTTGACCAAAGAAAAATAATAATAAGATATCCTCATGCAGCATTGAATACTTTATTACAAGGAGCAGGTGCTATTGTTATGAAGTATGCGTTGACATTGCTAGAAGAATATGTTATAAGAAAACAAATCAAAGCATTTCCAGTTGTAAATGTACATGATGAATTCCAATACGAGGTTGAAGAAAGTAGAGCCGAAGAGTTTGGAAGGTTAGCAGTACAATCAATTATAGATGCAGGTAAACAATTAAATGTAAGGTGTCCACTAAATGGTGAATATAAAATCGGAAACAACTGGTCAGAAACACATTAGTACTATAGCAACAGACATCAAGCAATTGATTTCTGATATATCTACTGGTAAACCTGCCAACATGACAGAGGAAAACTTAAATGTTTTTCTTAATAATATTAAAGAAGCTATTCTATCTTGGAATACTTCTCAAGTAAAAGCAGAAAAGTATGAAGGTAAACTTAGAATGTCTTCTATTGGTAAACCTGCAAGGCAACTATGGTACGATAAACATAGTCCTAAAGATAGGAAAGATGAAGATACAGGATTAAATTTAAAATTTTTATATGGACATATCATTGAACATTTAGTTTTATATTTAGCAGAGTTAGCAGGACATACAATAAAAGACCAACAAAGAAAAGTTGAAGTGTCAGGAGTATCAGGACACATAGATAGTATCATTGATGGAGAAGTATGTGATGTTAAATCAGCATCACCTTTTAGTTTTAAAAAGTTTCAATCAGGTGAGATAGTAGGTGATGACCCATTTGGTTATCATGCACAATTAGCAGGATATGAAGAAGGATGCGATACAAAAGAAGGTGGTTTTCTTGTTGTTGATAAATCAAGTGGTGATATTTGTTTTTACAAACCAGATGATATGGCTAAACCTAATGTTAAATCTTTAATTAAAAATTTAAATACTGCTTTAAAACAAAATACTCCTCCAGAAAAATGTTATGAGTTTAAGACAGAGAAGAATGGTAACAAAACTTTAGCTACTGGTTGTATGTTTTGTCCTCACAAATGGGAATGTCATTCTGATGCTAATAGTGGTAAAGGTTTAAGAGTATTTAAATATTCTAATAAGAATGTTATGTTAGCTGAAGTTGTTAAGCAACCTAATGTAGATGAAATTACAAATCAATACAAGGAACAATTAAAAAACTATGGAAAAAGAACTAGTACACAAACATCTGTTAATTAAAGCAGAGGTACAAAATCCTCCAACAGATGAAGAACAAACAATTAATTGGATGAAAAAATTAATTGATAAAATAAATATGAATATACTTGCAGGTCCTTATTCATCTAAGGTTTCTAAAAAAGGAAACAAAGGATTAAGTGGTGTTGCTATTATAGATACTTCTCATATTAGTATTCATACATGGGATGAAAAACAACCTGCATTAATTCAGTTAGATGTTTACTCATGTAAAGAATTTAAAAAATCTGATGTTATAGATTGCTTAGATGAATTTAAACCTGTAACTGTTGAGTATAAATACTTTGATAGAGAAACAAATTTTATAGAAGTTAAATAATGAAATGTTTTATTTGCAATGGTGATGTACTTTGGGGTAATGACTTTGATGCTGAAGATGTGTATGATACTGATGACTATTTATTTGTAAGTAATTATAGTTGTAGAGATTGTAATGCTTCATATGAAGTATGTCATGGAAA